ATTTCCTTTTACTTATAAATTTCAGGGTGCATTGTTTTATGATCCCCATCATAATGTTTCTTTAAATATTTTTGTAAGTCTCTTTTCTTACCTGAAGCAAAAGTAGACATCATTCCACGTCTATTGTCATAGTTTTTACTTTTCTTTAAAGTAATACCATGTTTCTTTTCATGAGAACCTGTTGTACCTGTATCATGGTCGATATCAACTGTCATCTTCTTGTCCATATCTTCAACCATTGCAATGGCATCTAGTAAATTATCAGATATTTTCTTTCCAAACATGCCATATTCCTCGGCTGTAATTATTTTTGCAGATGGATCTTTTACTGGTGTTGCACTAGGTTTGATACTAAGATCACCTTTGTTCTGATCACCTTTTCTCATCTTCTTTCCGGGTGCACTTTTCTTGATAGCAGCTGCAGTATCTTTTGCAGCTTTCATACCATCGGCTTCAACACTCTTTGGTGTTTTCATCATGTCCATTGCACCTTTAGAAGACTTTTGCTTTTCATCATACTCTTCTGGTTTAGTTGCACCTTTATAATGAGATGCTCTATCACCTTCATATAGTGACATTAATTTTTCTCTAAAAGTCATTGTACTTTCTTTCTTTACTGATTCTTTTTTTGCTCTTGAATCATAATGGTCTTTATGCTTATCATGAGTTCTATCATACTGAGGTAACTTATCATAGTCATGACCATCTTTCTTAGCAAGTTCTTTTGCCTTTTGCAAATGATAGTAACCGTGATCACCTGCAGTTTTACCTACTGATTCTTTTTGATCTGCAATTGCTTTTGCAGTATCTTTTTTCATAGTGACCGGATGAGTCTTTCCACCAAAGCTGAAATTCTTCTTTCCGTCTCTTGCCGCTGCAGCTGCCGCGCCATGGAAGGCAGTTCTTTCATTTGCTGGAATGTCTTCAGGTATATGATACTTGAAACTTTCTTCCATTTTTTTCTCCTTTTACATCCATACGTGAGTTACGTAGGTTCCTATTGCTGCGGCAACAGCCACATATACAACTTTATTTATAATACTAACAGTCCTTGCGTTTTCATCACAAGTTTTCTGTATATCGTCTAGTTTAACAGAGAGTTTATTCATACGATCTCTCATATTATCGTGGTCGTCTTGTAATGCTATTATCTTCTCCTCTGCTCTTGCTAAAGATATCATAGCATCTGCTAACTTATCTATTTTAGACTCTATCCTGTCGAGTCTTGTTTCATTTGTTTCTGTGGCCACTACCTTTTTCCTTGTCCTCTATATCGTTTTAAACTTCTTCTTTTATGTTTATTCATAGTGGAAGTAGTTGGCTTACGACCAATAGATGTACCATGTTTTATTGTTTCATGTTCTAAAACAGTTTTAAAAGCTTTTGCCATTACTCACTCTTCCAAATAGTCCAAACACCATAGGCAATTGCAATGCCTGCTGCAATCTTTGCGAGTGGTGATAAAAATAAAATCATAAGACCAAGAGCAATACAAACTGCTCCGTCCATACTTGTTCTTTCTTTAATTCTTTCGTTTATCCAACCTTTGACCATTACCATTTCTCCTTGTCTGCCCAATACGCAGCTGACATCTTTCCTTTAGCGATGTTCTTGCCATGACGAGCTTTAAATGATTTACGTTTTGCTTTCATTCTATCGGACTCTCCTTTCTTAGGAGCGCCTGCAGTTTCAGCACCTTGTTGACCAAATCGTATAGTCTTAACTTTATCACCTTGTTTAGCAACCACGATATGACTACTTGTAGGATGCCCGGGTGTTCGTTTAGCTTTATTAAATCCAGCAACTCCTGCTCTTTTTAGTCTAGGGTCTTTTTCTTCTATAAACTTTTTAAATCTATCCAAACTCATGACCTGCAATCCTTTTCATTTGTTTATTAAATTCGGCTTGACCGGGTTTTGTTTTGTATAATTTTTTAGTAAGGCTACTATCTTTCTTACCTTTGATTCTATACTTAAATCCTTTTTCTTTATGTTCAGGATCTGTAGTCTTTACGAGTCTTCTCTTATATTGTGATTCATAAGACTCTGGACCTTTAGGTGCATCTGTAGCTTCCTTTTGACCGGGTGTTATTTTCTTCATAAGCTTTACAGATTCTGGTGTACCATAATCATATTTGTATTCTTTAACTTCTCTACCCTGTGCTTTATCTCTATAAGCTTTCTTAACTTTAGACACTTCTATTCTATCAACATCTTTTATTAATGAAGGTTGTTTAACAATCTTACGTAATTGTTGTTTAAGTTCACCGGGCGTTTTGGCTTTCATGTACATTGTTGGAAGACCATCGATCTCTACTTTAAAGTTTGTATCTTCTCTCCTTAAAGCACGTTTAGCAAGTGCCATTTTAGTATCATCAGCTTTTTTAAGTATTGTAATAGCATCAGCTTTCTTTTGCATGTCTTTAGCATCTTTACCGGTAGTTCTAAAAATTAAAGGTTTCTTCTTAGTGCTTGGGCCTACTAAAGCTCTTCGTGTTTTAGCTTTAAACCTCTTCATCATAGACAGTTCGTTCTTTGGTTCGTTTCTATCGAGTTCTGGTTTTGTACCATTACGATTTAATTGCCCAAATAACTTTAATGCATTACCTGCAAGCTTAGCTTCTTGTGGTCCACGCTTAGCATCAAGATATGCAGCGATCGCCATGTCTCTTCTTTTCTTTTCGCTTTTACCTTTAAACTGCGGTGCCTTAGACTTTTTGAAGTCTTTGATATATGAACCTATTCCGTCTTTCGGATCTAATGGCATTACTTTGTGTCCATTGCTGTTTTCATTGCTTTCATGAGGTTATTCATATCTTTTTTAAGAACCTGAATATACCTACCTCTTTCACCATAGTTGATTTGATATCCTATACCACCTTTAAGACGAGTCTTTGTGATTTGAATTCCAAACTTATCAAATACATCTTCACCTTCTTCAATCTTTTCAGGGTGTAATACTTCATTAATTGCTCTTCTTAAACTCATTTCATGCTCCTAACTTTTTTCTTAGTTCCAAAATCTTTTGTATCAGCTTTTGAAATCATACCTTTGATACCTGCGCCAGGATCTGCTTTACCATGATAACCATCAGCATATCCGGGTGGAAGCTTTTTTACTTTGCCACCTTTCATTTTAAATGCTGCAATTGCTGCGTCATGTGCTTTCTTTTCAGCATCAGACATTGCTTCTTTTTTCATAAGTCTGTTTGTAGCTCTGTCTATACCGCGTACACGCATTGCAGCTTTTCTTTCAGGACTTTTCATATAATCTTGATCCGGACCGCCTAAACGACTTATTGCATCTTTATTACCTTGATCTTGTCCTTTATGATACATATCCCTTGCAGCCTTACCCATATAACTCTTTGCTAGATTTTTAGATATTTCTTTTACAGTAGCTTCTGCAGCAACTTTAGCAGGTTTCATTTTAGCTTTAGCTAATTCAATACCTTTGTTACGTTTTACTTGATTCTTATGTGCGTCATCTCTTGATATCTTACCTACGTCTGCTCGTACATGCTTTTTAGATTTATCAATATCAGCCTTTTTAATATATCTGTCTAATGCGCTTTTTGATATTTCTTTTACAGTAGCTTCATTTTGTTTTCTAAGAACTGCTGCAACCTGAGGATGTTTATCGATATCTTTGGAAATTTTATTCATAGCTTTAACCGCACCAGTCATATTACCTTTTTTATATCGAGGATCAGATGCAATACCGATAGCTTGCTTTACATGTTTAGGATCATGTGCTTCACCTACTGATTCTGTTTTCTTCTTACCTTTACCACTAAGATCAGAATCGGCACCGTAGTAAGTACCTTTACCTTTTCCAATGTATGAATTGACTCTTGCCATTCCCCATTGTTGCGGTGTAGTTCCCGGTCTGTGACCTGTTCTCCAAGCAGCCATGCCTCTATTGTATACCTTTTTAAGCGTTCCATAAGATATACCAGACTTAGCCGATTTCTTTTTGAGTCCTTCATTCTCAAGTAACTCATCAAAGGTTTTAAATTTAAGCATCTGCTTTACTCCTGTTTTTAATTTTTCTTACTTTTGCTCGATCTAACATTCTAGCATGTTTTATTTTATCGACCATTTTTTCTCTTTCAATTTTTTTCTTTGCGAACTCAACTGCATCTTCACCGTACATTCTTCTATATTTTAAAGTATGTTTACTTGGTTTAGTTTTTGCAGTTGCATCACCAGGTGCTTTTTTATAAGCAGCTGGATTGTCATCATCATATTTAGAATACTTTTTAAAATGTGCTAATCTTTTTTTCTTAGTTGATTTAGATAGTCCACCATAGTAAGGTGCAGGTTGTGTACCCGGTGCTTTCTTGACATCTGGGTCTTGCCTAACTTTTTTAGGTGCTTCTTTTTTCTTTTCTACTAGTTGAATATCAGTTAACCATTTTCTATAAGTCTTTCCATTAGATTCTACAATGACATAATTGCTTCCAAGATTGGTAACATTACCGAGTTCGTCACTGCCCACGAAAGCAACATTATCGCCAATATCAAACAGATTTCCTTTAACATATGCCTCTCTTTCTTCAGAGACTGGAGTAAAGTGTAATGTAGTTTTATATTCTTTTTGTTCTTTTAATCCCATTCCACGGCGTACTTCATTATATACTTTCTTAGCTTCATTATTCGAAACACTTCTAGGTAATCCTTGTGAGAATTGTGTAAAGTCTCCTTTACTCGCCAAACTTCTCATCTTTGATGCTGACATACCTGATACGTCATCTGCATCCGGATCACGGTCTCCAGCTGAAATTACATTTATTTTGTTAAACTTATAAAGTCCGTGTCTTCCTTTTACACCATTGTATTTTTCTAATAACTTTTTAAATTCATTAATCCTGTCTGAGCCAACAACCATATTGATATTCTTATATCCTTCTGAATACAATTTAGTTGCTGCATCAAATACATTCTTAACTTTCTTATCAAGCATTACACTTCTGGCATGCTTTGGAAAAAATTTACGGACTGTCTTAATTTTATAGTTATAGTTCAAAGGGTTTTTCTTGTTATCTGTAGATTGAGATAGATACACTCTATATGGGTTACTACCTGATTTTTTAGATAACTCATTCATTAACTTTTCATGACCTGATGTAGGTGGATTCATACGTCCAAACGTAAAGTATACGGTTTTGTCTTCTTCAATAAGAAATGATCTAAACGAATTTATCATTAACCTTTTTTCCTCTGTACTTCTTTCTTACGTACGTCCTTAAATAATCTTTTAGCTAGTCTTTTTATTCTCTGCTGTAGCGCCGGCTTTTCTAATCTCTTTTCGATTTCTTTCTTCCTAGCAAATGTCAATTCGCCTTTAGGTATACCACGTGTAAGTTTCTTTGCAATTTGTGCACGGGCTTGTCGATTTGATCTTTTTTCAAGAGTCTTTTTATTAGCCATCTTTCTCATAGCTCTTTGACGACCAATTTTAATTCTCGTCTTTAAACGCTTCATAAGTCTTGAGCGTTTCATTCTTTGTTGTAGGTTTAACGCTTCATCTACATCATTTGGCATCTCATCTGGCCAAGTAGCTTCAATACTTTCTTTTTTAATACCTCTGCCAAGAGCCGTGAGATTAATATCGAGACGACCATACTTTCCATACATAGAACCTGGTCCTCCCAGATCCTTTACAAATTGTTTAGCATTATTTTCATTTTTGAAATATGCTGTAATATCATCTTCTGGATATGCAACACCTTTATTTTTTTTCAAGCTTGAAAAAATAAGTTCTGATTGAGAATCATTAAGACGATCTAAATACTCATCATCAATCATAACATAAGCTTTATAGTCTTTATGACTAGCTCCTAGTTCATTATCAATTAGTCTTTTGTTTTTTCTCATTACTTTTACAATAGGTAACATTTTTTCATTAATTGACATGTCTTCTTTCATCAAACCGTTTAAGCTTTCCTTAGGATACATTCTAAATACTTTAGCACGAGCTTTATCAATATACTTTTTCTTATTACGTTCATAATCACCAGGATTTTTTGCTAGTGTTCTAGCGTGTTTAGTTATGTCAGATGGTTTAGTTGGTTTAAGAACCGAGGCTTCTTTTTTGACAATTTCTTTGTCAGTCTTAACCATACGTATGCCGACCTTACCGTCAGGCTTAACATATTTTTCTGGTTTTCTATCTGCTGATTGTACGCTCTCATTTCCGTGATATTGCTTCTTACGTTTCTGAGCGTAGTATTTGACTTCATCTGGTTCGCCTGGCTTATAATCTACAGACGTCATATGTTTAAAATCTAATGGTGCCATTAGTTCCTCCCCGGCTTGTCCCATCCTTTTATAATTTCTGGTGAAAAGTTGGCATATGAAAATTCCATACGATCAACTATTTTCACTGCATCACCACCAAGTTTGTCAATGGCCACATACCCTTCTTGACCCGTTACCTTATACCCATCGCGAGTCTTAAGAAACGTTTGCGCGCCATTTAACTTATTAAGTATATTTATAATTTTTAATTTTGCTAGAACTATAGATTTTTGTAATTCAAACATCATTTCTAAACTTATTTTATTTTGTGGTGAAAAGAATTTAAGTATATCGTTTAATTTTTGTACTTGAGCTGATTTACCTTTTTCGCTCTTTCTACTATCTATCTCTTTTTGAAACTTCAATTTTATGTGTGATATTAACTTCGTAACGTGGGATCTGGTGTTACCAATGACTTCACCTTTTCGTACAAATGTATTATTAAACGTTTCAATAAGTTGAGCAAGCTTTTCGTTATTTTCGAGAGTACGTAAGGTAGTACTAGAAATTTTATTAAAAATTTTGCCAGCATTGCTAAGATGTGCATTGACTTCCTCCGTATCTTTTTTAGTCATAGTAAATTGAGTCATATCTCTAAGCATTGCATCTTGTGACCAAACATTTTTAGTATTCTTAAACTTTGTAGTATCTACACCGTATGATGCTTTCATAGTTTCAAATGTTTTACCTGTATATGTAGTATGCCATACTATACCAATTTTTGCAGCCTTAACTTTTTTAGCAGCTTCAGTTCCAGCAGGTACTGCATATACTATTGTATTGGGATGAAAGGTAACATAAGGTTTACCTTTTAGTTTTTTAGTTTTAACATCGCTTGAATCAAATAAGAAGTCACCTTGTACTACTCCTTTGATACCGAGTTCCGGTAAATACTGAAGAGCTTTTTTTAGTTTAGCATTAAGATCACCGCCAGTGTCGTCGTCAATGTCAGAATTAGTTTTATATACCTTTGGCGTGGCGTTGAAGATGCCTTTCTTAGCGACAAAAAATTTACCGTCACGAGGATCAGTACCAGCGAAAACAGCGGGTGCGCCGTCCCACTTAACACTAACGTTTCCATCTTTAACTCCTGCTAACATGTCTCTCAATGAACGTAACGCAAGTATAGCTTGCCTTGTTCCATCAACACCGCCGTATAGAACCTTGTCCTCGATGTGAGTCATGTGTGTATTCTTTTGTTCTGATATATATTCTTTAAAATTAATCATTATACGTATGCCTTTATATAAACTGAAGAATCTTCAGTTTGTGATGCTGCAATATTAAATACGTTTGTAGCAAAATTATTTCTTGCAGAACTATTTGCTTTCATAATAGCATCACAAACATATGTTGTTGCTAACTTTGAATGAACATCTGCTGCTTTTCTAGTTTTTGGATAGTCATAAAAATCTACTTCTTTTATATTAGTATCTGCTCTCTGTACTGCACTCCAAAAGTTTTTTGTTTCAGCACCGATTTTTCCTGTAGATAACTGCGTATGAATTTTTCTAGCATCCATTGCTAACTTTTGGTTGTCAGGTAAATTTCTTGCTCTTAAAAATTCTTTTGCAGCAAATCTAATTTGATCATAACCAACTTTACCACCTCTTGCGGTTTTACCGCCAATTTCCATATTCACTGCAGTGAAATCACTGAATGATCTAAAATCGAGTTCTTGTCCATCAATGTAAACTGTTGCACTTTTACTTGACCAAAATGTTTTCTTTGCTAGTACAAGTTTATTAAACTTTCTTTGTTTTTCTGGTAACCTATCTAAATTATATACGTCTAATTTTATTTTACCATCAAGTTTAAATTCCGGAACTAACTTAAGAGATATAGGAACGATATCACGATCTCTAAAAGCTTTAGATAAACTTATATTTAATGAAGCAACTGAATGGCTTTGCAATACTTTACTAACATCGACATTTCTTTTAATTGCATAAATATCTCCAGGATTCCACTTATCATTACTTAACCCAGGTCTTCCTTCAGATTTATAAGCTGCAGCTTTCAGATTATAAATTTCTTTCATTTTAGTTTTACCACGATATAAAATATGATCTTTATTTACGTATCCTTTTTGAATTAATTTTTTACCTATCATATAACCTGATCTATGCCATTGTGGATGATCATCAGTTAACTTAAGAAGAAGATCGAATTTTGTATCAACGTCAACGTCTCTATAAGCATCTTCCATTACACTCTTTTGCGTATAAAATTCATAAGGTTTATTTGTTCCATTTTTTATAAGTGCTGCTAACATAACACATTGTAAAGATTCGCCTTCAGATGTTTTACCTGATTCTCCACCGCCTTTACCTTTACCACCAAAATATGTTGACTTTGCTATCTTAGGCAATTCTATTTTGCCTATATCAGTATCAACTTCTATAGAAGGTAATTGCTTAACTAGTTTAATATCTTTTTGAACTGCAGCTTTGTAATCATTAATGATTTTTTTATTATCACTAGTATTTTTAATAATAAATTCTTTTTGGTCTGGAGATCTAATAAGTTTTATTTTTCCAATAGCTGACATCACTAAATCGAATCTTTCGGGTCTATCACGCCAACCAGAATTATCAAGTGCGTTAAACCCCATGCGCTCCTCCAAGTATCTCATGTATGATTTGAATTTTAACATGATTCTATTTATAATAGTTTACAACTTAAAAAAGCGCCTCAGACTCGCATTGAGGCGCTTCTTATCACCGAAAGGAGGGTGAATTAAAATCTTCCGAGAAATCTTGCGATGTGATGTACCCAAGGTAAGAGCATTACTGCCATAAAGAGATTTGCACCACTATGAGCTATAGCTATTCGTAGCGTATCACCTTTTGGCATGCCGTCTGATACAAAGAAACCTGCGAGCCATATAGTACCAGTAGTTCCTATGTTTGCTCCAAGAACTGCGGCAATGGCTGCTGGTAGTGGGAGAGCTCCACTTGCAACAAGAGCTATGATTGCAGTGGTAGATAATGATGAAGATTGCCAGAGCAGTGTCATAACAATTCCACCTATAAACATATAAATCGGATTACCTAAAAAGAAGTTTAAGTGTTCTAAGTTTCCCATGGATTTCATTCCACCTGAAAACATTTTAAGACCTATATAAAAAACTATAAGTCCAACAAGCGCCGTTATAACGGGATTACCTAGTTCCATCTTACATACCTTTTTAATTAATTCGTTCATACTAATATGTATTACTTGCGTCTATCTCGGTATGTTACACTTTTATTAAACTTTTTTCTATGAGAAGATTTTTTTCTATCTTCTGCACGGTATTGTGGATCATAGTGTTCGTATCCGCGGATACCATTCTCTTTAGCCCAAGCAGCAATCATTTCTGGTCTATGTTTCATTCTACTCATTTTTGAAACCTGACTGTATACGTTTTTCCTTCGTACTGGAAAGTGATTGACGAATGAGAGTAGACTGTTCGAGACTCTTCCTTATAACGCGTTTGATTCCTGCAGTATCTCTTAACACCGCCACTAGCGCTACTATTTGAATGACCAAGCATGCCACCAATAATAGCTCCGATTGCACCACCATCTTTTTCTCCTTTGATGTTGTTACCTAATATTCCACCGATAATTGCTCCGGCAAGAGCATCTCCGGTCTTGTCACCCGATGTGACTTGATCTCTACAAACTTCAACTGTATAAGGTGTTTGACTTATGACAGACTTATAGTGATCTCGTACTTGATTAGCGTATGCAGAACCTGTAAAAAATACTAAGCTTGCACATGCAATATACGTTAATCTATTCATAATTGGTTTATCTCCTTCAACTGATCTACTAAACTTTTTGACTCTTTAGGATTTTCTTTAAGTTGTAAACGAGCTGCATACAATCTTTCAAGTCTTTTCTTTACTGACTTGACTTTTTTGGATTTACTTTCCCAAAAATTAATTTCATTTAATACTCTATCCATTCCCATTGACATGGCTAGAGTATCTCTGACTACGCTTCTTCCTATCATTTCTTTAACTTCCATAAAATGTATTCTTCACCATTAGATTTCATAGTGATTGCTGGAACACCTGATGGTTTTGTCTTACCAACGTATTCCCATTTATAGCCGTCTTTCATTTGAGCGTTAGCTGTGTCTCTAAAGTCTTGAGTGTCCAAGCTGAACATTCCTAGAACTAATGCGATGATACCCATATTTTCCTCCTAAGGTAAGAGAAGTAGCCTAAGCTACTTCCGCAAATTTTAATGCTGTATTAAGAGCATTTCTTTTTTTAATTTGGTTTCCACCAAACCATGATGAGTAAAGTCTGTTGTCAGAATTTCTACCTTGTAGATGATCTGTAACATACGTTACTGAATTAAATGCCTGCCACCAAGAACCTTCAGCAAACTTTGCGCCAGGTTGTTGCTCTAATGCATCATAACATGCAATGGCATTCTTGGAAAGAGTTTCCATAGAAAGAGATTTATTTTGTACTCTCTTATCCGCAGTTCTTGGATAAACTGTATTGTAGAATTCAATAAGAGAATCAATGTTGTATCTCTTAGAACCAAGAAACTCAGCCATTTCTTTATAAGTCTTCAACTTATCGGAAGCGATGCCAAGAGCTTTCTTAACTTCGTTTGCGTTGAATTCAACTCTATGGCCGACTTTTACAGACCTTTGAGCCTGTGCCTCGAGTGAAAGTGAAAGTGTATTGTTACATACAACTCTGATTGGTGTAAATCTAATATCGATAGACTTACCATATAAGTGAGGGTTTGAGAAAAGCAAGTAAGACTCAACTTTATCACCGCCGAAGATATCAAATGACTCTTTGACTTTAGCCAAAGCCCATACCATCTGTCCGCCTTTCAATGAACCTGCTGTATGCATTTCCATATCACCGGCGAGAACATACTCTGAAAAGAATTCAAAAGCTTGTTCGTTCTGAACTGGATTCCAGATCTGACCGATGTTAGTCAAGACTTTATCGTCTGAACTTCTTACTAAGGCTTTCATGCCTGTAGCAACTTTCTTACCGTTTGGTAGAGTTGCGTATGAATCAATCTGATCGACCGTCCAGTCAAGACCAGCTTTCTTCATCATTTGGTTCGGTGTAAGATCGTTGCTGACTTCTACACCGAGGCCGTGCCACGGTACTTCACCTGCATACGCCATTGTTTCAACTTGATGTGCCATAATATATTCCTCCTAAGGCTATTGATTTGAATTTGTTTCGATACAACCGGGTGCAAGACCTTCGGTAGTACATGGATCTTCGATTGCGCCAATAATCATGACACAAGCGAAAAGAATAAAGATTGCTGTTAATGTTTTCATAATAAAATAAACTCCCTTTTTAATTTTATAGTACTATTATACCACAGTTTTTCTAAGATGTAAAGGAAAAAATGCATTTAATTTAAAAATTTTTCAATTATTTCTTTAAAGAATACGAAAGCACCGTAGCAATAAATTGCTACGATTACTGTCTTTAAAGTTTTATTCATGGAATCGTCGGCCGCGTAAACCCAGTGATGGTATTTCATTACGCTACCTCCTTAAAACCAATTCTTGCAACTTCAAACTTTGTAGCCGCTCCGTCAGCATCGAATACAGTAAACTCATCTCCAACCATTGAGCTGCGAAGAGGTGTACCATCAAAGTTGTGATGGCATACTGTTACGCCGGCTGCTGGCTTTTCGGACCAAGAACAAAAAACATTTTGTGTTTTACCGAAGGCATCTTCCAAGGCACGTTGAGTATCAGTATGTTCGGATACTATCGATGCGGCTGAGTAAGGAACTGCACCGTAATTATTTTTAAAGGTAATTGAAACTATCATTATATAAACTCCCGTTAAATAGTTAATTTTTTATTTTATAGTACTATTATACCACACTTTTAACTTAATGTAAAGGAAAAAATGCATTTAATTTGAAATTAATTTCTGTATAGCTTCGAAAGCTTCCCAAGTTTTATCTTTCTCAGCTTGACTTAATTCATGAGATACAGAAACATTCCATAAAGGTCGATCTTTCAAAAAGATTTCAATATCGGATTTTATCATACCGAGTGCGTGCTTCGCATCTTTACATTCGCATACGTGTACAAGCTCATTCAGATCGTCATATAGTTTTACAAACATCGGCGACTCCTAAACTAAGTTGGGAAGTTTAGGCCAGTCTTCGCCCTTGCCGTTGATGCCCATCTTTTTGTCAAGGTGTGCGCATACGAGTTCGAGCATGAAAGCCGGATGATCGGTGCAGTATAAGTCAAAAGCGATCAAGCCTACAATACCGTCATATACGAAATCATCGACCTGATGAGTCTCCATATAGTGTTCGATTGCATTGCGTTCGGTGGTAACATTAAACATAGATTTTTCTCCCTTTAAAAAAATATAATTTATTATACCATAGTTTTCCGTGTTTGTAAAGGTTTTTTTTCATTTAAGTCGCATTTTTTTCTCAGAAATTTTTTTTATACTTCCGTTACAGATAGTAGGGATCCACAGTCGAGTTCGGATCTTCCACACCCTTGACCGCGGTGACTTCCTTGACGTAGTACGTGAGCATGTTCTCGATACCCATATGTAGTGTCTGAGAGGACATGGCACATCCACTGCAGGCACCGGTCATGAAGATGGTGGCCACACCGTCCTCGAATGACTGGAGAGACACGGATCCCCCGTGCATATTGACGGAGGGTTGTACGTAGTCTTCCAGTATCTGGTTGATGTCGGCCATGATTTCTTCGTTTGATCTCAGCATCCTTGATTCAGCACTCCGTGACTCGGTACGGTATCATCATCTTTATTGATCCACTTCGGACTGATGTCATAGTAGTACTCTTCGGTGTCTCCGAGTCGGTACTCATTACCATTCTCGACCTGATAGTACTCGGTAGATACTTTAAAATCCGGCATCTTCGGATTCTTCGGTGTCAGACTATTATCATAGACTCTCATTCTATTATTCGGATACAAGGCAAACTGTCCATTCTCAAGTTCAAGCAAGTTGAAAGACTTGTGTTCATCCGGTTGTTCGGCGGTACTGTAATCAACTTCATCTGCATGTATATGGTAGTTATCTAATGTAGCAATATAGGAACCCTTTACAAATCCGTGATTCTTAGTAAAGACTTCATAGTCCATACTTCCTATAAACTGTTTCTGTATACATGTAATACCATAGTCCATGCAATTCCAGAACTGTAGATCCGGTAGAGCCATATCAACTTCGGGTGTCTCGGGTGAAGCAACAAAGGCACTGATCGGTAGTTTATCGAATAAGGCACCGTACTCAGGAAGAAAGGTTTCAAAATAGAAGGCACGGCCAGGAATCGATTTTGCTGTAACCCAGTGACCTTCGACGAACTCACCGTGTCCATCCTCGAGATCTCGCAGGTATTCACGGCGTACCCATACCTTTTGGTTGGGTATATTACAAATTAAATGGGACATACTACTATATATAGTGCGAGGTATATAGGGGAAAAATTCTCGAGAAAAAAAATTTCATAAAAAAGGTTTTCAGATGTTTTCCGAGGACAGGCTACAAGGCCACCTGTTATACCACTGCGAAACTCTCCAATATAAACCCCCTATACAGACACCGTCCTTAGACACTGACCGAGCACCCTAACAGTAGTCCTCTATAGACTCTATCCTCTCGGATCCAGAAGGGCGCTCGGTGTGCACTCAGTGTTACAGTTGTCCGGGGGTTCTCATATCAATCATGTATAGAGATCTATTATTAATACACTGGTCTGTAGTCTCGAGGGACTCCAACCTTTCTCCGTGATCCCTATCGAATTTACCCCATAGGTTGGTAGCGAAGTATACTGACAGCTCCTCAGTCCTCCCCTGATACACTCTCTGTATGGTATTACCTTCCGCAGTAGATGAAGTTAAGATAGTATTAAACATATATTTGTCTCCCTTTAA